CTTTAAGAGTTTATTGAGTTCTGTATTAACAGCTTTTTCTGCAGTCAAAATAGCAAGCTGGCCAGTCAGCGTAATAGCTGAAGCCATATTGACATCGTAATAACGAAAGTATCTTGAGCCGAGAGCACCATATTGACTATTCAATAGGATCTTTGTTGCCATTTGAGAATTGTTGAGTTTTACAATTTCAGCTTCGAGTTCAGGCGTTGGGTTTTTCTCGTAATCTTGTTCGCATGCAAGCATAATCTTTTTAACGGACTTACGTTCATTATAATAATCAATAATGATTTCAGGAATAATACCACGCTTTTCTTTTGAATACATTGTACCATTTGCGGTACAAGTATATTTGTCATTGTCCATGTGACCACCATCAAGATAGAAATCTTTCATGTCAGTATAGCCATCAGTAGGAACCAATGTTTCAGGACTGATATTGTATTGAACAATAATATTAGGATATAGCGAATTCAAATCGAAAGAAGCAACATTATTATAAAGACCAGGAACTGGAGCTTTTACATAACCACCTGGAAACTGAACTTTAGTCAGATTTTCTTTTGATGGCGGCGGAACAATATTTTTTGTTGTCATCTTACGATAGATAATTGAATCCCATATTGCAGTAGTTCCAAACGTATCAGTATAATTAACGCCAGCTTTATAGGCCATTGTCAATGCCAAAGCAATGAGTTTCATTTTATCATCGATACGACCAACAAGTTGAACGTCTTTGATATTGTAGTCGATAAACTTTTGATAGTCATTGAGATATAAACTATGAAGCGAACCATGTTCTTCGTAAGACAATTTCTTTTCATCAAGAACAACCGATGAAATATTATCGAGCGAATACGATTCTTGTGGACCATATGTATAATTGAATTTTTGAAAGAGTTTCAAATAATCGAGAGTTTGAATACCGACAATTTCATATTTTTGATGATCGATACCAAAGCGTTTTGCATTACCTTCGAATAATAATTTCCATGGAGAAAACTCTTTCGTATGAGCTTCACCAAGAACTTTAGTACAACGATTGATAAGATAAGGAATATCAAAGAATTCAATATTCCAACCAGTCAAAATATCAGGAGTATGATTTGGATTATTCCACCAATTGAGAAACTTGCCAAGCAGATCAGCTTCTGATTTACATTTTACATATCTGAAATTGTCAACCGGACATTTGCTTTCGTCATAATCACCAAGACCCCAAATGTAATACATGTTATCGTTACTTGTATGGGCAGCAATACTAATGACTTCATGTTCTGCTTTATCGGCATGAGGGAAACCATTTGACGAAGCAACTTCGATATCAAAATTAACAACATTAATATGCGATATTTCAAACTGAATATCATTTGGAAATCTGCGAGTAATAAATTGATGAACATAGTTTGTAGTACCATGAATATCCCAAACATCTTCGTATTGTTGTAAAAATTCTTTTACGTCACGCATCGAATTGAAGTCCATAGGTTTTAGGTTTTTACCATATAGAGACTTGAATTGAGACGGTTCTTTAGTACGAAGAAATAATCTAGGCTGAAATTTTACTTTTTCTTTAACGCTGTTGCCTTTGAGATCACGGCCGCGATAAAGAATGGAATTGCCATAGCGATTGATTGATGTATACATATTACCTCACGTTTATAGTATCATTATATATTAAAAATTGTAAAATGTAAATAGTTTTATAGCTTTAAAAATAATAAAATACCTGGTGCAAAAATACCTTTATGTTCGCATGTATAAAATAAATATTGTGATTCTGTTTCACTATTCATAAACCCAGCTTCTTTTACGGCTTTACGAACTTCAGAAAGTTCTATATTATCAAAAAGAATATATTTCGGTTTTATCTTTTTAGCATATTCAATATCGGTTTTTACTTTTTCATATTTGTGGCTGCCATCAATAAACATAAGATCTACATCAGTTGGAAGATGTGGATATTCATTGATAGCGAATGGACGAAATTCAAATCTTGAACCAAATCGTTCTCTTAATTTATTATTTGATTTACGAGCAAAGGAACCTGGATCGTAAGATATAATATTTGCTTTTGGCCAAAGCGTAAGCATTGTCGCTGTAGAATGACCAGCAAACATTCCTATCTCTAAAATATTACGAGGAGTAATTTGTTCTTGTATTGTTTTCCAGCAAGAATAAACTGATTCATTATTTGGATCGAGATATCCCCATCCTTGACCATTATATTTTTCTCCTTCTTTTTCAGGCTGAGGCCTCAATAAGAAAGACGTATTCACATTATTCATAATTTAATTTAGTCCAATATTATATTTCGTCTTTAGTTCCCATTTGTCTTTATCTTTAAATGGAATAATTTTAATCTGGCGTAGAGGAGCAACTGGATCGATTTGTTTTGGGTTTACTATTTGTATCAGTCCCCAATCACTTAGTAATTGAGTAATTGTATTTCTACGAGCAATATCGTTTTCAGTTATATTTGAAATTTTACCATCAAGCAAAAAGAGTTCTTTGAAATGTATTATATAATACCGACCTTGCTTATGCAAGATATGAACGCTTTGATACAATGAATTATCTTTTTTCGATGCAACGCCTATACGAGTAAGAGTTTCTTTAATTTTAAGGAAATCGTTGGGCTCGTGAAGGGTAACTTCCATCATTTCACGAGGCGTCCATTCGAACTTTTTGTTTTGTTGTAGATCTTGTTCCACCTTTATCCATCCTATGTTTCAATACTTCTATTTGTTCATCAGTGAATAAATTTACAACTTGTCTGGCTTTATCATTAGAATAGTTATAATAAGCTTTAATCACATCAATTCTAGAAAAGGTATCGGCTTTCATAAATTTACTAAACCGTTTTCTTTTTCTTATACTATTTATAAAAAAGTCATATTGTAAACGGCTATCAAGATTATGATACAAATTCATTTCATTTGCAAGAAATACAGTATCAGTAAAATAAGATAGTGATCGATTGATGATATAGGCATTGTAACCTTTTTCAGCATCTTCATCGACCATAATATCTTCTTTAGTCATATTAATTGTTTTAAGATATTCAAACGGATTCATATTACTTCCACTGCGCATTACCCATTACTTCGGTAAGGCAAGCAACGGTATTGAGTTCATGGTCAGCAACAAAGGTGTCTTTCCACTGATAATCAGCAAGTACAATAACAATACCTGGAATTGATTCAGGCGTTAGATGTTCTGACATATTATCATAGATTTTACGAAAGATGACTTGTGATTCTAGATCAATATTGTCAACAACCCATTTACGCATTGCTTTGAAGTTCTTATTTTGAAGAGCTTTCATCAATACGCCAAAGTTATCATTATTCATATTAATAGGACCGGATTCAGTATAACCAGTCATACCAATCTTTTGCAATTCATTGAGAACCCGACGCCAATCAGGGAAATGTTTTTCAATGAGAGCGACGCAGCCTGCATTATCAATATCAAGTTCTTCGGCTTTGATGATTTCTTTCAAACGAAGAAAGAACTTTTGTGCAAGCTTTGGTTTTTCTGTATTTGGAATAGCAAAATCAAACGTAGAACATCTTGAATGTAGTGGTTTAATAATACGATTTTTAAAGTTACACGTAAGAATGAATCGACAATTATCAGAAAACTCTTCGATAAAACCACGAAGAGCAGGCTGAGTTGATTGAGGATTTAAGTAATCTGCTTCGTCAAGTATAACAACTTTATAGCCACCCATAAGAGAAACGGATGATGCGAACTGTTTGATTTTACCACGAAGAGTATCAATATTACCTTCTTCGGAACCATTGATCATAATATAATCAAGACCGAGTTGATTACATAAAGCCTTTGCTACAGTTGTCTTACCGACACCTGCGGTTCCGGTGAAAAGCATATTAGGTATTTCGCCGGATTTGATTATTGATTCAAAGGTTTTAGCAATACCATCTGGTAAAACGCATTCGGATATAGTTTGTGGTCGATACTTTTCGACATAAAGAAATTTGTCACTGGACATAAAAGTCCTTTCATAATATAATAATTTAAATTACTCAGAATCTTGCTGAGCTTTATCTT